GATGAAAATAATAAAAATAATGAAAGTGATGATAAATAATTATCACTTCTATAGGTTGATGATGTAAAGGTAACATATTAGTCTCCAAAACTAAATATCTAGGTTCAAGTCCTAGTTGACCTGCCAATTAATAATTTGCTCAAACATACACGAGCATAAAAGTATGACACTCGTTAGTCCTCTGAATGACTATAAACTCGGAGAGTGGGAAAGAGGTTATAAATGAACAAAACAAAAATTGAGGATATTTTAAAGGCTAGGGGTATTGAAGATACATCTGAATTAGTAGATGAACTTGCAAAAGAAATTTCTATGCAAACAGTACCAAAAGACCAATTTAACAAAATGTCTGATAGAGCAAAATCTTTAGAAAGTGAAAAGTCTATATTAGAAACACAATTTAATGATTTTAAGGTAAAGAATATGACCGATGAAGAAAAGACCAAAGCAGAGTTATTAAAATTAGAGGAAGATAAAAAAGCAGTTGCTAGACAATTAAGCGAAATTGCTGTTGAAAGAGTATTAAGTAAAAATGGTGTTAATTCTGAAACTTATGGTGAAGAAGAATATAAAACACTTGTAAATAACTTAATTTCTGATACTGCTGATAATTCAGTAAATAAAGCAAATAATTTTGTAAATATACTAGCAAAACAAAAGGAAAAAGTAGAACAAGAAACAACATCTAATTTGCTTAAAAATACTCCAAATCCACAAGTTGGTGATGGGGATAAAGTTGTAACGAAAGATGAATTTGATAAAATGACTTATTCTCAAATGATGAATTTTATGAAAGAAAGTCCAGAGTTATATAACGAATACAGCAAATAAAAAATAGAGGTGATTATACATGTTTGATAGCAAAATATTTAATGGTGAAGTATTTGGAAAATATGTAGAAAGAGTTCCTGATTTAAAAAGAAATGAATTACTAAAATCTGGTGTGTTAAGAAGCAGACAAGATTTACTTACAATGCTAGATGAACAAACTGGTGGTAACAGAATAACTATTCCTATGAAAGGCTTACTAGATGGTGATGTATTGAACTATGATGGTTCAACAGATATTACTGCTACTTCTACTGATACATTCAGTCAAACAATGATTGTAACAGGTAGAGCAAAAGCTTGGGTAGAAAAGGATTTCTCATTTGAACTTACTGGTGTTGATTTTATGGATAATGTTGCAGTACAAGTTTCAAAATATTTTGAAAATGTTGACCAAGATACATTAATAGCAATATTAAAAGGTATCTTTGCTATGAGTGATGAAGGTTTTGCAAAACACTCTTACGATATAACTGGTGAAGAAACAAATAACACATTTGCACCTACAACATTAAATACTGCTTGTAACAGAGCATTAGGACAAAATAAAGGAATAATCAGAGTATTAATAATGCACTCTGATGTTGCAACAAATCTTGAAAATTTAAGATTACTTGAATATCTAAAATACACAGATAAAGATGGTATCACTAGAGATTTAGCATTAGGAACATTAAATGGTAGAGTAGTTTTAATTGATGATTCAATGCCTATTGAAGAAGTAGCAGAAAGCACAGATGGTGCAGGTGATGGTTATACTGCATACACTACTTATGCTCTTGGTGAAGGTGCATTTGATTATTGTAATTGTGGTGCTAAAGTACCTTATGAAATGGATAGAGATCCAGCTAAAAATGGTGGACAAGACACTCTATACACAAGACAAAGAAAACTATTCGCACCAAAAGGAATTTCTTGGAAAGGTGCTACATCTATCATATCTCCTACGGCAGAACAATTATCTACAGGAACAAACTGGGAAATAGTACACAATGGTAAAACAAGTACAAATAAGAAATACTTTAATCATAAATCAATCCCAATAGTACAAATCAAAACAAGAGGATAGTTAGGAAGGAGGGTGTCTAATGGCTAAATTAGAATATGAATATACAGAGTTTGAAGAAGAATTACTAGACCAGCAATTAATGGAAATGAGAATGGAAATTCTTAATGATGTTAATGATAAAAGTCAAGATAATATCTTCAAGATAAAACTGAAACAAGCTAAATATATTGCTTTAGATACTCTCTATCCTTTAAATAAAGAAATAACTGAACTTCCTAAAAGAATAATGGAAGATTGGCAAGTTAGATGTGCAATAGAGTTGTATAACTTAATCGATCCTGATAGTAGATTTTTATCGTATTCAGAAAATGGTTTATCTTATACAAAGTCAAAAGAATTAGTTTCACAAGACTTAATCAATGAATTAAGTCCACCAAAGGCAGATGTTCCACGATGAGAAGTTGGAAAAAGAGAATATATATAGCAAGTAAAATAGGAATTACTTTTGATGATGAAGGCAATCAAATAATTAAATATTCAGAACCTAAAATGTATGAATTTAATGTTCAACCTATTAGTTCTGAAATTGATTTAATGGAATTTGGTGAAAAAGCAAGTATGATTCAAAAAGCAGTTATTCCTATAAAGTACAAACATTATTTTAAAGAAAATGATGTTGCATACTTGGATGATATATCTCCTATGGGAGAAAGTAATTTTGGTGATAATGCTAATTATAGACTTTATCCACCAAGAAATCAAAATAAGGTAATAATTATTTATTTTGAAAGATTGACAGGGAAGTAGGTGTTTCTATGTATAAGTTGATTAATGGAAGAATTACTATGGTTGTTTATTCTGAAAAGGATAGAGAGTTATATGTTAATTCTGGTTGGAAGTTAGTAGAAGAAAATAATAAGAAAAAAAAGAAGGTTCAAGAAAATGCCGATAACAGTAAGTCTGAACAAACAGAGTTTACAGAAGGCATCTAAAAAACTTAAATTATTTGGTAAAAATCTTAAAAGTAATATTGAAAATGATATAGAAAAAGCTACTAAAAAACTTTATTACAAAATTATAGAAAATTGTAAAGACAATAACATAACTATTCACGATAGTAATATCTATTGGGAATATGATAAAAATACCAATACTGGTAAAGTATGGACTGATGATATTGTAATTCAATTTAATGAATTTGGTACTGGAATTATGGGTACACAAGATAGTTGGGCTAATGCCTTTAATTATAAAGTTAATCAAAGTGGCAAAGGTGATAAAGGATGGTTTTTTGAAAATAAAGAACATCAGTATAAAGGTATTACACATGGTATTGAATCAAAACACATGTTTTATAATGCTCTGTTAGAAATACAATTAGAATTACCTAAAACTATATCTATTACTATTAAAAGATTAATTGGAGATATGTATTAATGTTAGAAAGTATTCAGAAATTATATGATTCCTTCTTCAAAGAAATAAAAGAATATTTAGTTAGTAATTCTATATATTCGCCTTATATCTTCAAAAGAGAACCAGAAGAAAAATTATTTCCTATTGTTATAGTCAATGAGCTTCCAAGAACATTTGAATATACAACATTAAAATATACTGATGAAATACATACATTCGCTTTAGAAATAAATATATATGCTATGCAAAAAAGTAATGTCTCTGCAATGACTATTGCTAATGAACTTACTTCTTTGATAGAAAAATATTTCTATGAAAAATATAAAGTAAAAATAAAGGTATCAAAAAATGTATCTAATATTGATACATCTGTAATAAGAAATATAGTTCAGATAAATTGTCATGTTGATACTAAATATAAAGATAAACTAATACTTTATCCATAATTGAGAGGTGATTTTAATGAATATAACAGCACAAAGTGATGTTGGTGTATCACTTTATGTCAAAAATAGTTCTAGTAAATTTGAAGAACTTATTGAAATAAAAAGTGTTCCAGCGACAGGACAAGCTGGTGGAACATTAGAAACAACAACATTAAAAAGTCCTAAAAAAACTTATATTCCTGATAGACCAGATACTGGTGATATGGATTATACATATAACTATACTGAAGAAAATATGACTGCTGTAAAAGTATATTGTGATGGTGCAGAACACGAATTTTTAGTTAAGTTCCAAGATGGTTCCGGTTTCACATACACAGGACAAGCTCAAACTTGGATCAATGAAATATCTGTAGGTTCAGTAGTAGAAGCTACACTTCATACAGTACCAAGTGTTGCACCAGCAGAAAAAACAGCAACAGAAGTTCAAACATTGTTAGCATAGTTAGGAAAGGTAGGAATTAAAAATGAATATATGTACTATTAATATTGCTGATAAGGACTATGATTTATGTCTTAATAGAGAAGCAGTAAAAGTAATTGAAAATAAAGGATTTAATATCCAAGCATTTGTAAATAAGCCTGTTACTATGACAGAGTTATTATGGTTTGCTGGTTTCATTCCAAACTATAAAGAAGTAAATCAAAACCTATCAGTCAAATTATTAGAAACTTATCGTGCAGAGGGTGGAGATGTCAATGAAGTTATAGAATTTCTTGCAGAAGAATATTCAAATTTTGTCAATGCCCAAACCGATACTGCTACAAAGAAAGCAAAGATAGTAAGGGCATAGATAATAAAGAAAAAAATCAATATAACAATTTAACTGATTATTTTAAAGACTTGTTACCTTATGCTATAGAATACGGTATGTCAGTAAAAGAGTTTTGGGAAGAATCCCCAGACTTGTTCTGGGCATATCGTTTTTCTTATTTAAATAGGAAGGAAAGAGAACAAGATTTAAAAAATACAAATATGTGGTTACAGGGTATGTATATATATGAAGCTGTATCGGTTGCTCTATCAAATGCTTTCAGTAAGAAAAAAATATCATATAGAGAAATGCCTTATAACCTTAACACTTCAAATAATGAACCAAAGCAAAATAGTCAATTAGAAATGAGTTTAAGAAATAGAGTAATGCAGGTTCAAAAAGTATTTGGAGGTGATAAAAATGCAAAACGAACTTAGTATAGAATTAGTGGCAAAACTAAATCAAGCAATAGAAAAGGTAGAAGAACTTGCTGATAAATTAGAAGAAGGTGCTGATGCTACTGATAAGTTTTCTAAAGCTGGAAAAAAACTTTCTAAAGCATTTAATTTTGCTACAGCATATCATACTGCTAAAAAATTATTTGATTTATTTATGACTGGTGTTGATTATATAAATGATTACACAGAAAACTTAAATCTATTTAATGTTGTATTAGATGGTTCTATATCAAAGGCAACAAAGTTTCAAAATATTATGGCTGAATCATTTGGTAATAATGTTACAGACCAATTAAAATATCAATCTTTATTTGAGGCAATGACTGAATCAATGGGGCTTACAGAAGAATATGCTTATTTGATTAGTGAAAATATGACCAAAATGGTTTATGATATTTCATCTCTATATAATAAAAGCCAAGATACTGTCGCTGAAGCTTTACGAGCAGGATTAGTTGGACAAACTAAACCAGTTAGAAGTTTTGGTATGGATATAACACAGCAAAGTTTACAACCAATATTAGATGAACTTGGTATTGAAAAAACAGTTAAGCAATTAACACAAGTTGAAAAACAAATTCTTCGTTATATTGCTTTATTAAGACAGTCAAGTATAGCACATGGCGATATGTCAAATACGATTGAGGCACCTTCTAACCAGTTAAGAGTTTTTAAAAATCAATTAGTGGAATGTCAAAAATGGTTGTCTGCATTATTTATAGATACATTTGCAAAAGTTCTTCCTTATGCTAATGCACTAATAATGGTAATTAAAGAAGTTGCTAGGTCTATTGGTGCAATGTTAGGAATTGAAATTAGTGATTATAATACAGGAATTGCAGACACAGGAGATTATTTTAGTGATGTTGAAGATTCTGTTGATGATACTACTGATTCAGTAAAGAAATTAAAAAGAGAATTATTAGGTTTTGACCAAATTAATAATATAAATGAAAAAACTGATACAGATAGTGGTAATGATACAGGATTAATAGATCCGAGATTATTAGATGCCATAGAAGGCTATGATAATGGTATGGAAAAAGTGAGAATGAAAGCCACTGAAATAAGAGATAGAATTATGGAATGGCTTGGTTTTACAAAAGAAATTGACCCCCTTACTAAAGAAATTAGTTTTAAATTGGGTAATGGATATTCCAATCTTAAATTAATAGGTGGAATACTTGCTACTATAGTTGGATTTAAATTAGTTAAATCTGTATTGAGTTTAGTAACTGGTGTATCAAAACTAGGTAAAGTTTTAGGTACAAGTGGACTAATAAAAAATCTAAAGAAAATTATAGAATATATGAAAACATATACAAAAGTAGCAAATGGTGATTTGTTAAAAGGAATTACAAAAGGTACTTCTGCATGGTTTTCACAATTAGGTGTATTAACTAAAGTTTCACTTGGATTAGCTGGTTTAGTTACATCTAGTATATTAGCTTATGATGCTGGAAAAGACTTGGCAGAAGGAACAGAAAATACAGGTTCAGCATTTGGACAATTAGTACTATCTATGGGTAGTGCTGTTGCGAGTGGAGCTATACTTGGTTCTACATTTGGTCCTCTTGGTACCACTATTGGTGCTGTTGCAGGTGGTGTGATTGCTGTTGTATCTGCATTAGGTGGATATATAGAAAAAGTGAATGAAATAAAAGTACATAATAGAGTATTTGATGAACAGGGAATTAGTATTTCTTCATTAGTAAGTCACTATACAGAAATGTTTAATTCTGCTACTAAATATACTGGTGCTTTAAATGATTTAAAGACAAAATATTTAGAAACAAAAAATAGTGTTAATTTAGCGAGAGAAGAAATTGAAAGCTTTCAAGCAAGTTTAGACTTGCAGGGTGAAGCAGTATCACAAAGTCAATTAGATGAACTTGCCAGTAAGTATGATAATTTAAAAAATGCTACTGAAAGTGCAACACAAGCCTCTATTGCTTATGCTACTGGAATGATAAAAGCATATCAAAGTACTACTGCTGAATCTTCTGGTGCTACAGCAAAACAAATATCTAATATACAAGCTCTAATGTTGGCAGAACAGGGGTATGAATTAAATTATATAGATAGAAACAAAAGAATAGTAGAACAATATTATTCTGGTGAAATTAGTGCGAGTGAATATCAACAAGCATTATATGAATTAAATGTTGAATTTGGAAAAATTAGTGAAGCAGGTGTTAATTCTGAATATGCTATTGATAACTTTAATAAAAAACTTGGAGAAATTGATTATAGTAGTCCAGATAAATTAAAAAATAGTATTAGTGATGTT